TGTTGCTACTGCAGAGCAAATCAACAAGACTGAGACATATCGTGACCCTGACAGCTTCGCTGATATTGTTCGTGGTATGCATTTGTATGGGCGCAAGATTCTCCGACCAGAGGCTCTTGTTAATGCCCGGTTCTGCTTAGTGTAAGGGAGGATTGAACTATGGCTACAATTACTGCTACTCTTGCTCCTGCACACGGAAACTCTGCCCGTGGTAGACAGCCTTACTATGTGCAACAAACTATTGACCTAACGGCTAATAGTATTGCTCCCGGTGATGTTGTTCAAGCACTTACTATTCCAGCTAATACTAAAATTATTGCTGCTGGTCTTCAGGTTGTAACTAGTGCTACCATGAATTCAGGAACAGATGCTACTGCTATCCTTGGAACTGCTGTTGACGATAACGAGTACGTTGCAGCTTTTGATATTGATGGCGCATCAGATGGTGCTTACGCTCCTAGTGCTACTGTTGCTGGTGATATTGTTATCACTTCATCAGATACTTTGGATGTAACACTAGCTGGTTCTGGTGGTTCTTTCACCGCAGGTAAGTTGCGTGTCTACGCAAGTTTACTAGACGTTAGCGACATTGGCGCAATGACTGCTGATGAAGTTGACCGTGATACACTCGCATAACATAATGTGAAGGGGCAGGGCAACTTGCCCCCTCACTTTGTTTAAGGAAACCTAAATGGCTACAACATTTTTACAATTAGTTAATCAAGTAAATCGGCGTTTGAATGAAGTTGAATTAACTTCTACAAACTTTGCTAGTGCAACAGGTTTTTATGCACATGCAAAGGACGCAGTTAACGCATCTATTAGATATATAAATCAATCTGAATTTGAGTGGCCCTTTAATCATACAACACAGAATCAAACATTAACGGCTAACACTAGCCGTTATTCTTTTCCTACGGACTGTAAAGTTATTAACTTTGACACTTTTAGGATTCAAGAAAATTCAACCATAGGTAATGCTACAACACGAATAATGCCTATGACTTATGAAGAGTACTTAGATAAGTATGTAGCACAAGAATATAATAGTTCTAGTTTTCAGGGTGTACCTACACGTGTTATACATGCGCCATCTCTTGAGTTTATTCTCACACCAGAACCCAATGCTGCATATGTTTTAACATTTGAATATTTTAATTTTACTTCAGACTTATCAGCGCATGGAGACACGATAGTAATACCAGACAGATTTGCTCATGTGATAGTAGATGGTGCAATGCACTATGCATATTTGTTTAGAGGTAATACACAAGATGCGTTGGTAATGAAAGAAAAATTTGATGAGGGCATTAAGTATATGCGTTCAATGTTAATTAATCGTACAAGATATGTGCGGTCTTATATGATTCCGCAAAACACGGGTGGTGGTCTTAGATACGGATATTCTTCACTAACATAGGGGTAGTTTATGGCTGACGCATGGAAAACCTACGCCGTTGAGTTTCGTGGTGGACTGATAAGTAACCTATCACCTTTGCAGCAGGGTATCAACGCACCGGGTAGTGCAAGAATACTGCGTAACTTTGAGCCATCTGTTGAAGGTGGCTATCGTAGAATAGAGGGTTATGACAAGTACGACAGTGACTTGATTCCACCATATGGTGCGCCAAAAGTGCATGGGGCAAGCCAAAGTGGTACAAGTCTTGTAATAGGTAACATACATCAGACACCTGTAGCTGGAGATGTATTATCATTTGCAGGTGGTGCGGTAGACGGTGCATCTCAATCAGGTACATCATTAACTGTAGATGGGTTAGACGTTGCACCTTCTGCTAATGATAAGTTTACCATAGCAGGTGACTCTACAGTTTATACAGTTAGTAGTGCTACTGCTTTAGTAGGAACAGACTCTACTTTAACAATAACACCTACACTAGCTGCTACGCCTGCTGATGATGCAGTGCTTAGTTTTAGATATACAATAGCTGCAGGCGGTGTTTCTTTTGCGGCGGCAACAAACAGAGCAACTCTTACACTATCGCAAACGATGGTGCATAATCCATCAGACCAAGACGATGTTACGTTTGTTTCAACGACACTAAACTATCTAGCACTTGGTGTTGCAAGCTGGGAAAGTTCAGCCATCATTGCAAAAAATGATGACATATTTAGATCAACAGGCACCGGGTTTACAAAAATAAATGTCCCTAATTATGGAACGCCTTTAGTAAATGGAGCAAGTCAAACAGGTTCATCCCTTGTTGTAGATGGTTTAACTGCAGCACCTCAAGCACAAGATCAATTTACAATAGCTGGTGTTGAAAAGATTTACACAGTAACAGCTACCGCAACAGTATCCTCTGGTGGTGCTACTTTAAGTATTGACCCTGCACTTGCATCAAGCCCTGCTGACAATGCTGCATTAACATTTATATCTACAAGCAGAGAAGGTGCAAGTAGGACTAGATTTGCAAAATATAACTTTAATGGCACACAAAAAATTGCATTAGTAGATGGAGCAAATGCTCCTGCAACGTACGACACTAGTATATTTACTGCATTAAATGACGCACCTGCAGATGTAAAAGGCGCATCGTTTATATCTAACTTTAAAAATGCTTTATTCTTTGGCAAAGGAACAATACTTAATTTTACTGCGCCATATACTGACAATGATTTTTCTATAGCAAATGGTGCAGGTTCTATAAACGTAGGCTCACCAATTACAGGACTAGAAGTATTTCGTGACCAGCTAATTATTTTTACAGAAGTATCTATACAAAGATTAGTAGGTAACACTATAGCAGACTTTACACTGCAACCAGTCACTAACGATATTGGTTGTATTGAAAGCGACACTATACAAGAAGTTGGCGGTGACGTTATGTTCTTGGCACCAGATGGTCTGCGTCTTTTAAGTGCAACAGATAGGATAGGAGACTTTGGACTTGGCGTTGTATCAAAAGCTATACAGGATGACTTAGTTACACTTATTTCTGCAAATACAAACTTTTCTAGTTGTGTCATTAGAGAAAAATCACAATATAGAATATTTGGATATAACAACAATATTACACAAGAAAATGCTCAAGGCATCATTGCTACGCAGTTTGCAGAGCAGGGTGGTGCAAATATGCAGTATGCAGAAACAAGAGGCATACGAGCATTTGTAGCAGATAGTAACTACCACTTAAATAATGAGGTTGTGCTGTTTGCAAACAATGATGGCTACCTGTATCAAATGGAATCGGGTAGTGACTTTGATGGCACACCTATTACAATATCTTTTGCTACGCCGTTTATTCCAATAGAAGACCCACGAGTACGAAAAACTTTTTATAAGATATTTTTGTACACTGATCCGCAAGGAAGCGTGGCATTTGATCTAAGTTTAAAACTAGACTTTGACGAAGCGGGTACTATACAACCAGCACCTATAAATATCCAAAACGTACAAGGAGTAGTTGGGTTTTTTGGCACGGGTGTATTTGGTACAACTTCATACGGTGCAAAGCTAGTTAAGCTATTTGAAAGTCAAGTGGTAGGTTCTGGATTTGCAGTTTCATTTTTGTTTGACTCAGCTACAGAAGCACCACCATTTTCTCTTGACGCATTAACAGTAGAATACGCCACTAACGCAAGAAGGTAAAACTATGGGAACAGGATATACCAGAAACGATACAGCTAATAATATTGCTGACGGTAACGTAATTAACGCTGCTGACTTTGATGGCGAATATGACGCCATTGAATCAGCCTTTAATGCTACTAGTGGACACACACATGATGGCACGGCTGGTGAAGGTGCGCCTGTTACTGTGCTTGGTCCAGTGCAAGACTTTGTAGCTAGTTCAACAGAAATAAAACCAAAGACTGATAATACGCTAGACATAGGTACATCTGCACTACAGTTCAAAGATATGTATCTTAATGGTAAAGCATTTATTGATGGTCTTGGTGAAAACCTATTAGTTGATACAGACAAAGCTATACAATTTAGAGATACTGCATTAAGCATAAACTCTAGCACAGATGGACAGTTAGATATTGATGCAGATACTGAACTAGAACTTGTGGCACCTACAGTTGATATAGACGCATCTACTGCTGTTACTATTGACACAACTACCCTTACCATTACAGGTGCGGCAAACGTCACTGGTGATCTTGACGTTGACAATATTAATATAAACGGTAATACAATTATCAGCACAGATAGTAATGGTAATATTGCCCTTACTCCAAACGGCACTGGTGAAGTAGACATTAGTAAAGTAGATATAGACAGTGGCACAATTGACGGTGTGACCATAGGTGGTTCTAGTGCAGCAGCAGGCTCGTTTACTAGTGTTGCTG